TTCCTCGTGCAGAGCGCACTCGATGGCCGTACGACTGAGGAGACGATGACTACTGGACCTGCATTCTCGAAGGTACAGGCACTAATCAAATCAGTACAGAACTATGCGGCACGAGTATTCGGCAAGGATCTAGAGCAGAACCGTGAGGCTGCATTCGTCATTGCTGATACTATCAAGTTGCTCCGCTCATTCAATCCGGAGGCTCGTCCCGCTAACCAGAAGATTGTGTCCGATGCCTTGGCAATGGCATCCGGCCTTGATGGTCTTTCATCCGAAAACATATCGGACCCATTTATCGGTACGTTTGAAGAAAGAACCAAGAAAGAAAAGAAGGCTAGGAGGAAACGTGCTTTACGTAAATTCCTACAGCCAGCGAGTGACTTCTTTGCAAGCGTTCATCCTGAGATTGCTGCACTCATCAGTAGGTATATGACTGGTATGGAGGCAGCGCAGTTCCGTGCTGCTGCTATGGTGCAGGACTTCCAGAAGGGGGTCGCTGGAATCCGTAACAAAGAGGACAGGGATAAACTTGCTAGACTTCTTTCGTACTCTCCGGACCCTGAATCAATCACCGAGGGTGAGCATCAGGATAACATTCGTCAACGTGACGAACTCCTATTGAAGTACGATCTGTACAACAAGTATAAACTACAAGTCCGTCCACTGCTTGATCAAGTCTACAGCGAGGCTACTGATGCTGGGCTGGATGTGAACTACTTACAGGAGTACTTCCCACGTAAGATCAAGGACTTCGTTGGCCTAATGAATCTATACGGCAAGGATGTTAACGAGGACTTCTTGGACTACATAGAGCAAGAGAATCAGAGACGAACTGAAAGCGGAGAGAAGTTACTCATACCATCGGACTATCCGACTGAGTTCGACAATTACCTGAACCAGAAAAAGTTCGTACAACCATCTCGGATTCCGGCTAACTTGAAGGAGCGTCGGACAAACATGATCTCCAAGGAGGCTCAACCATTCTACTACGAGCCAGAGGTTGCGTTGAGTGCTTACCTGAATAACATCATAGTTGCGATTGAGACTCAGAAGCTACTTGGTAATGCAATCAGCACCAAGAAAAAGCCAGTTGTAATTGATGGTGAAACTGTAAAGGCATTGAATTTAAATGACCCGACTGGTTCCTTGAATCAGTTAGTCGGTCGCTTGATTGCTGAGGGCAAGATCAACAAGGAACAGATGCAGAACCTTGAGTACGGACTCGTGCAGTTCTTCAATCCACAGGGTGCATCCGAGGCTAACATCTTTGAACTAGGACGTACATTTAGTTACGGAACTCTTCTTGTTGAGCCAACTTCCACGCTGTCACAGATGTACGATATGGCGTTCACTATGCTGGACAATGGAATACTGCCATCAATCGGGGCCTTGGTTGGCAGGAAGGGCATAAAGATGCGTGATCTCGGCCTTGACCCTGACCGACTATCTGCTGAGTACCCAGCAGGGGAGTCCGGTAAGAGGAAGTTCTTTAATGATCTAGTACGCAGGGGGCTTACACTCACAGGGTTCCGACGTATGGACCAGTTGATGAAGGAGACTAACTTGACTGCGAACTATCGCAGGTTCCAGAAGTTAGCCAAGCTCGCACCGAACAGTAAGCAGCACCAGAAGTTCCGCAAGGAGGTTGAGTTCATGGTCGGGCCGGACGTTGACAACGTAATCAATGATCTAAAGCTAAACAAGCCGGACTCACCATTTGTACGTGAGTTACTAGTCCGTAAGCTACTGGAGACTCAACCACTCAATCGCTTCGAGATGCCGTTATCGGTTAGCTCAAATCCAAATACTCGGATGCTGTACACGATGAAGTCATTTGTGGTTAAGCAGATGAATCTCATTACACGCAGATACATTAGCGTTATGTTTAATTCCAGTCTTCCGTTGTCGCAAAGAGCAACTGCCGCAAAGGATCTCATTAAGCTGCTGTTCTTGTTTATGTTGGTCGGTATGCCGATTGACTTCCTGAAGGACCTCATTGCTGGTCGTGATGTTTACCCAAGTGACTACGCAACGAATTCACTGCTACGGGTTGCTGGTATATCGAAGTACACACTGTACGAAGCTCAACGAGAAGGTATTGGTGGTGCGATCAAGAACTACATGACTCCAGTAGGAATAGACCAGACATTCAATATGGCGACTGACATCGGCAATATACTGATGGACCCATCCTCGATACCGGACGCTAAGGCTGTAAGCTACCTGCCATTCTCTGACCTCTGGTACTATAGATACGGTCCCGGTATAGAGAAACAGCAACGTCAGCGCACACGTAAGCGCAAGGAAGGTGTACGTCCCGGGGTATCCGAGTTCATAGAGTCCTTGGGGCTATAAAAAAACCCCACCCCCCCGCTACGCAGAGAGATGGGGTCACCACCAATCGAGGCCCACAACGGGAACACACACCCGGCCTCGGAAATATTATACAGTATACGTACTCAGTAGTTCTTTGAGTCTACGCTTTTCGTCCTGTAGTTCCTTTCTTTGCTCGGTCATACGCTCGATGCGGTACGATAGGATACGGGACTCATTGCGGATCATTTCGATCTGAGTCTGTATGCGTTCTAGGTTTTCATTCATAAATGCAAGCTAGGTATTTGTGTTTAATTTGTCAAGTTAGAGGTTGGTGGAGGTGGCTGGAGTCGAACCAGCGTCCTTAACCGAGGTTAAGTCGAAATCCCTGCACCCCCTTGTTTGTATTCCGGTAAGCCGAACTTCTTTCTCCACTTGGTGTACGACGAATGCGCTACGTCGCAGCACTCACAAGCCAGTCGATAGGTGTACCCATCATCACGCAGCCCGTCCACCTGCTCAATAATTTTTAACTTCTGTTCATCGGTCAGCCGTTGGCTGGGTTTTCTTTCGACCGTTGGGATTGTCCACTCAGCCGTGCCGTACTCCTCCTCCATGTACTCGATGTCCTCGATTTCTTTTTTGATTCTCTCGTGCGCCCAGTCCAGAAATTTACCCTGCTGGCTCCTGTCGTTGAAAAATAATTCGTCATTGATATGCATTACATAAACCTTCCTGTTTGGTGATAGAATTTTAAATAGTCCCCTACGTCACGTTCACCCTCACGATTCTTTGCTATCCTGTAAGAGAGTCCAGTGTAAGGGCCTCGGTAATCTTTGTCCTTGCTGGATTCAACATCTCCATTGTAAGGCCACATAAGCATCACGATGTCGGCATCGTTCTCAATATCGCCGGAGTCCTTGAGGTCGTACAGGCTTAGGCCTGTCTCCCTCTTGGCTCCTTCACGATTTACTTGAGCGAGCAGTACGATTGAGACGTTGAGGTCCAGTGCTATCTCTTTGATTCTGTGGCTGATGCCGGCGATCCCCTCTGCCTTGCTTAACTTTGAGTTAAACCCGATCAGTTGGAGGTAGTCAATGACGATGAGCTTAACGCCCTTCTTCCTGACTAGGTATCTGGACTGACTGGCGAGGTCATCAGCACCCTTGACTGAATGAACAGTACTGATAGGCAGCCCCGCTAATCGGTCAGTCGCTTCACTGAAGGCTGTGATGTCCTGCGGCGTAGCGTAACCCTGCTCAATGGAACGGATGTTCACTCCTGATATGGTCTGAACCATCCGCTTCATCAGTTGTTTCTGCGGCATCTCGAAGGAGAAGTAAGCAACGGGTGTCCCTTGGTCGATCATAGTTCTCGCTGTGATGTACAGTGCGAGTGCTGACTTCCCGCAGGAGGTGGGTGCTGCAAGTGTAAGCACTTCCCCGGCGGCGATCCCTCCGTTCCCTAGGAATCCGTCCAGCCTGCCGACATTTGTTTTGACTACATCGGCTACGTACTCACCGGACTGCATTAGTTCGATGTCCGATACGATGGAGTCCAAGGACTCCTTGACGCTGTACCCAAGTGAGTCACGTGAATTAATCTCGAGGACATTGGTCTCGAGTTCGGACCGAATGTCATTGAACTCATAGCCCTCGTTGGTTGCCTTCTCCTGAGCGATCCGGCACTCCCGGATAAGTTTTCTCAGGTTAGACTTCTCGGCTACCAGCCTAGCGTAATGCAGGGCCTGTGGCTCCGTTGTAGCGGAGTCCATGAGGGACATGATACCTGTTACTCCCCCGATCTCATCCAGCGTATTTGACCCCTTCAGGGCCTCGCAAAGGTGGATCTCGTCGATGGGTAACCCAGTGTTGGCCAGCTTGTGGAGAGCTTCCCAGAGGAATCTCCCACGTGCTGAATAAAAATCGCCAGCGTTGACGATGGTTGATGCGGTGTCGAAGACTGACGAATCGGATGCATCCAGACAGGATGCGATCAGGCTAGTCTCGGCTTCTAAGTTATGCGGTGGTGCGTTTTCTTCGTTCATCCTGAAGTATCTCCATGATTGAACGTAAGCACTGACCAAGAGCTTTGTATTTCACCTGCACTTCTGGAGTGAACTTGTACGAATCAATTGAATCGTAAAGGTTAAGGGTGATTTCGGTGGCTTCTGATATGTGTTCGTTCATGTGTTTTAAATAAATAGGATAGAG